AGTTACAGCGGCTGTAAGGGAATCTGTTAAACCGTCTAAGCCTTGATGTGTAAGGCTTTTAATGTTCTGTTCCATGCTTGGTATGCCGTCACTGAAACTTTTAAAGCCCTGCTCAAAAGCATTGAGTGATTCAGAGGCTGGCTTCAATGCGGTTTCACTAGCTGAACCGACCTTATGTATAGATGCTATAAGTGCATCAAAAGTAGCATTCATTTCCTCAATGTCTATTAAACCGCCTAGACTTGTGCCAAAAGATGTTGCCTTTTCTTTTCCCGCAGACAATTCAGACTGCAATACTGTCAATGTATTAACTAGACCGTTAATGTCTCCCTGTACCTTTTCAGCTCCAGCCTTTCCCTTGCCGTACATCATGTAGTCAACTAGGCCAATATCACCCTTTGAAAGCATTGTTGCCTGTAGGTCTTGCAAGTCAGAAAGTTTTTTCTGGAGGTGGTCGAATCTGTCTTGTTTAGCGTTTTGTTCAAATTGGTTAAAAAACTGTCCTGCCGCAAGGCTGACTGAATCCAAAGTTTCAGCCAATGTATCCAAACCAATAAGAGCCGTTCGCACACCCTGCAAAAATCCCTCAGCCATTGTTCTGGCAAACTTAGCAATACCGCCTTCAGCTTTGCTCGTCTTCAAGAAAAAGTCAGTAAGCATCGTAGCAGCGTGTTCAATAGCTGGGGCAAGAGCCGCACTAAACTGGTCTTTCAGTCCCTTAGCTATAGCGAATAGGTCTGAGAGCGCGTCATTTGCTCTCTCTGCCCCTGCCGCTGCTTCGCCAGACATTACGATGCCTAAAGCCTTAGCCCTGCCAAACAGCTTCTCCAAGCCTTCCTCGCCAAGAGCCAACGTATTAACAAGAGCGGCACCTTCACTGTCAAACAGCTTAAATGCTATTCTTAGTTTATCGGCATCACTTTGAACATTACCAAAAGCCCCAGCCAGCTTCATCATCTGCTGGTCAAGCGGTAGCTGCTGTAGTTTTCTAGCGTCTAAGCCAAGCTCTTTGATAGCTCCCTTAGCTTCACCAGTTCCTTGCGCTGCTTCAGCAGTTCTTCGTGTGAATCTCTGCATTGCCATGTTAAGGGTATTAGTTTCAACGCCTGTGATACCAGCCGCATACTGAAGTTTAGAAAGCGCTTCAGTAGTTGTGCCAATTTTAGAGGCAGTCTTTGCTAGTGCGTCAGCAGAATTAAGAGAGCTTTTAACAAGGTAGCCAAAGCCAGCAACGCCAGCCACTCCCACCAGAGCAGTTTTCAAACTAAAGATAGACTTTGTAATGCGCCCTAATCCTTTGCGAACAGACTTAAAGCCTTTACTGGTTTTGTCTGTTGCCGATATTACAATGCGGGTATCTTCAGCCATCTTTCTTTTCGCTCAGTAGGTGAAAGTAAGCAAGCCATTCATTGAACTCCGAAAGGCTCATCTGCTCTGCTTCTGCTATAGGTATGTGTAGCCTCTCAGCCAAGGCAATAACATTCATCCTTAACTGAGAGGTTTCTAGTTTTTTACTGCTGTTTCAACCGACTCAATAGTGCTAAACATCTGGTCGGCAATCGTACTAATGACAGAGGTTTCTTCGCCCATTAGGTCGATTCTGTCTTCAGCACTGGTGAACAGCTTGCTCCCGCCTTCGTCCTCAGCTTTCAAAACAATTAAATCTACCATTGCTCCGATGGTTGGGGCTTCCATAATCTGCGGGTGCTTCTTCTGTAGCTCGTTAATATCGTAACAAGTAATGGGGCGGCAAAACATTGCAAACGCTTTGCCAGCCTCATCAGCCCACGCTTCAACACTAACTTCACGCGCCTTAATGACGCGCCTGTTTCTTAGTTCTTTTGCTAATCCCATTTGCAATTTCTCCTATTGTAGTGGGGTTATGCTGTTGCTTCTGTTACTGCTCCGCTAACCTGAATAGCGAAACTAGCTTCTACCATACCATCAAACGCGGCAGTGATTGACTTAGACGTAACAGTGCCTGTGCCTGTGTAGTATTTCTCGCCAGTGCCAGTGCCAGTAGGATAGATTTCAAAGTCGATAGCAGCGCGGGCATCGAGTACCAGCTGTTGCGCGTCTGCGTCATCCCAGTAGCATTCTAGGCTTACTGTGCTTGCTTCTAAGCCAGCTTTGTAAGTGCGGGCAGTATCACCCATGATGCTATCTTCGATAGTGTCAGCACTGGTTTCAATAGTGTAAGAGCGCACTTCACCAACAACAGCTTCAGTACCGCCCGCCGCTGCTAATTTCACTACGCCTGTTGAGCCTGTATGTGTAGCCATTTTAAATCACCTTTCTAGTTAAGTTGTGCCGCGAGTGTATTCGTATACAACGCGAACGGTTAAAATCACACCGCCAACAGGGTCAATAGAACCCTCATCGACTTCAATGTTAGTGAGCTGGGTATCCAGCGCAAAGCCGCCTCTAGTGCGGTCAAGTTCCAAGCCTTCTTCAACGGCTTCGATTATGTTGTTTCTTGCTTGGTCAATAATGCCCGACTTCACAAAGCAGACTAGCTCGTAGTTAATGGAAGCCATTCGCTTCCCCATAGTGCCAGCAATAGAACTATCTTCTCTGTCCTCACCTGCCGTCCTAACTAGAACCGCTGGGAACTGAGCGTTGGATAGCTTGGTAAAATCAAACGGCTCGCGAGTTGCCATCTTGATTCTGATTGGCTGGATAACGCTATCTCTTAGCGTATCGACTATATTGTCTGCAATGCTTTCTCTAATGCTCATTTAATAAACCTTTCAAATGCCTTGCCAAGTCTCTTTTTCTCTTTCCTATCAAAACCGAAAAAAGGTCTAATTGCATTATTGCCTGACGCTTTATCTGATTCGTCTTTTCCGCGAAAGAATATCTCTGCCTGCTTATGATTAGCCTTGCTGGTCATAGCGCCTAGCATCTTACCGCTCATGGTAAGGTTAGGTTGCAGCGTTCTATTCTTTTCAGCTCTAAAGTCAGCATACTTCTCTGAGTAAGGTTTGAACGCGCCATCCTTATAGCCTCTGCCTTCCTTTGTTCTATCTAGGATTATGTTAATACCTATCTGAGCAACACGGAAAAGCGCAGCCTTATACTTAGCCTGTAACTCTTTGCGCATCTCTTTCGGTATTTTCGAAAGGTCTCGCGGCCTCGTTTGTATTTGGACATCCATTAGCGAACTAACCTGCCAGAGTTAATAGGCTCTTTCTCTTTATCGGTTACAGTGCCATCACCGTCAGCATCGTATTCAACGCCATCGCGGAACACTGCTTCTATCTCTTCGCCGTAGCGTGACTTGTAGAAATCAATCATGCCAAGAAAGCGGTCATTGTCTACCCAGTTTGTTAGCTTAGGTAGCGCGTACTTCCATAGGACAAGGTAAACACTGCATCGAGTCCACTGGCTGTCTGTTAGCTTGCTGGGTATCAGCTCACCGCTATAGCCACGCTTTTCCCACCAGTCAGCACGAATCTTTCGCTCAATGTCTGCTTGGGCTTCTGCGTGTTCACCACTAAAGGAATCAATTCCAAGATTAAGAATATCTGGAACCATCTCCATCAGGTCTGCGTCTGTACTAAATGCCATTACCACTTCACCTTATCTGCCCAGTATGCCGCCGATGCGGTTTTGTCTTTGCGACCTTTCTCAATGTCTTTAGCGAATCGCGCTTTGAATGACCTGCGCTTTGCCTTATCAGCTTCGCTCTCGTTCTTTCTTGGTGGCTTATTATCTGCGCCCTGCTGCCCGAACCTTATCAGCCTAACCTTGTCGCCTTGTTTGGCGAGTACGGCATGGCTCTTGTCTGGATGCTTACTGGTGCGCTTGGGTTTGTTGTACCCTTCAAAGCGTTCGCCTCGGTATGTAATAGCCATCTTGTCTCCCAGTAAAAACCCACCCCCCGAAAGAGGTGGGCTTAATCTTACTTAGATAGTTGACTCGAAAGTCAGCTTAACGCCAAAGCTATCATCAAGCTCTGCAACACCATAAGCGGCAGTTGCATTCAGCTCGAAGGCTCGGAGTGAAGCATCACGCTGCGATTCAATACCGAAGTCGCGCTTCAGTGCCATAGCTAGTGCTTCTGGAGCGAATACCGCGCCAATAGCATCACCGCCAGAAACAGCAACATTAGCAGACTCATAAACGTCGATGCCAGCAATGGTACCGACATAGCCATTAATCATAGCTGCGTTCTGAGCATCACCACCATTCGGGTTAGCGAAGGTGTTAGTCAGGTTAGCTTTAAGCTGATAGGCTTGGAAAGGGTGCAGAACAGCAGCAATATTGCCAGTCACTTTAGCAGCTCGCAGAGTCGCCTGTGCTTTGAACAAATCAGCAACAGTAATTTCTGTGCCAGTTCCGCCAAGTTCAGCGCTGAAGTTAGTGAACAGAGCGATAAGGTCAGTGTCCATCTTAGTAGCGATAGCGTTACCAAGTACAGTGCCAAGCTCAACAGCAGGGTTACCCGCGCCAAAAGCAGCCATATCAGTCAGAACAACCTGCGCACCAACTTCGCCAACAGTTACAGAAACTGAGCTAGTAGATACTTGGGTTGAACCCATGTCTGTGCCTTCGGTCAAGTCGGCAGCAGCAATTGCAGGGTACTTAGGAATCTGGACAGTCTTGCCAGCTTCGTTAGCAATGTTGTACTGAGTTACCAAGCCCATCATCAGGGATTGCTCTTCAGCAGTGAATCGTGCCTGCGCGATAATATTCGCAAACAGGTCGTCTAGTGTAGCGCTAGTAGTAGCAGCCATTGTAATACCTCAATAAATTAGGTTAAAAGATTATGTTATTTGTTGGCTTTCATCAGTGCGCGATAAGCCTCACGCCCACCGTCATTCCAATTCGCAACCATTTCAACCGCAGATTGAGGCTTCTGCGTAGAGCCACCAGCGTTACCCTGACTACCTGTGCCGCTTCTTCCTGCGTTCACAAAGTGAGGGTTAGCCGTTAGAAATTCACCGACCATCTCATTGACAGTCAGCAGTTCACCTTTGTCATTATAGCGGGGTGTTCCGTTGTTGTCTAATACCTCAACAGTGCCATCTTCTCCAAGCCTAGTCTGGCTTTTAAGGAGGGACGATACCTGCTCAGGGCTTACTGCATTGTTGTTACTTGCCGCACCAAGAATAGCCCCATCAACTAGGGTCTGCTGTAGCTTGCTCTTGTATGCGTTAATCTCATTGTCTTTCTTCTCAACGGTCTGCTTGAGTATAGTCTCAAACTCTCCGCGCTCCTTCATCTTGTCCTGCTCGTTCTGCTCTTTCTGGCTTAACAGTTGGCGGGCTTCATCAAGGTCAATGCCTGATAGCTGCTTCTCATACTTGCGCTGCTCTCTAGCTAGGCGCTGGGCAACTGCTTTGTCCATGTCAGCCTGTGTGAATGTCTTGGCTTCTGGTGGTGTTTCTATAACTGTTTCTTCTGTAGTTGTTTCCACGATATCTTCGCTCATGTGACGATGCCTCAAATTGAGTTTGGTGAACCCCGATTTTATCATATAAACATTTCTGCTCAAATATCATCTAAAGTGTTGACATTAATGTAAACAACAGGCAAGATGCTCCTACATTCAAAAAACAACAAGGGTTACAACAATGGCTAAAGCAACTCACAACGGTACTTGTCAGGCTTGCGGTAGAAAGCAGGCTGTAAATGTAAAGACTGGCTTACTAGCTAAGCACGGTTATGTAGTAGATTGGGGATTCCATGGCGTTTGTTCAGGTGCTGGCAAACTTCCTGCTGAACATGACCTCACTCACATGGTTAAAGTACAGGCGCAATTAAATGAAAAAGCAGCCTTCCTTGAGACTAGAAAGGCCGAAGAGATAACCGCATTAATGCTGCACACTAAGGCAAATCGTTTCGGTGCTAAGGAATGGTTTACAGAAGATAACATTAACGAAGCTAGAACCTACCACCGAAGCTGGGCGCAACTGCAAGAAGGCGAGCGCGTAAATGGCGAGTACAAAGCGAAAAACATACGCGACCACGTTGCTTACCTAACAAGAATCGTAGCCCCAGTAAACGGCAAAGAATTAACTGAAAGATAAACCAACCGCCCCCGAAAGGGGGCTACCCTTGGAGGGAATATGAATACTTTAAAACCAGCACCGCAGACGCTAGACCAAGCC